CCATCAGGGAACCGTCAACCCGCGCGACGTGCGTCGCGAATCGCGTTGCATGTCGAACTGCGGGAGATGGAACTGCCCGACTGGTTGCCGCGCTCGGCATGGGACGACTGGTGCGAGCACCGCGAGACCAAAGCGACCGACAAGCACGCGATTCCTTGGACGCGTCCGGCGGCACGTGTGTCGCTGAAGAAGCTTGAGCAAATCCACTCTCGCGGCATGAGCGTCACGGATGCGATCGACGAATCGGTGCTTCGCGGCTGGACCGGCATCTGGGAAGCCAAGGCCGAGCGCGGAGAGAACTCTGCCGGCGGCGCTGCCGACGGGTGGTGGTCCGATGAGGCTGGCTGGCGCGAGCAGGGCAAGCGGCTCGGCATTGATCCGCAGCGCTTCCAGTACTTCGAGCAATTCAAGGCGAAGGTGTGCAAGACGCTCGGCCCCGGCGCTTGGATGGAGCATTTGCTGGCGGCGGTTAGTCGTGAGAGCGAGGAGCGCGGCGAAGCGTTGTTCGCGTATCTCAACGATGTGCCGCGCGACAAAAACGGTAATTCGGAGGCCGCATGACCGTCTACGTCGACGACATGTACCTGTACCCGATGGGTGCGCTTGGTCGGATGAAGATGTCCCACATGGTTGCGGACACGACCGAAGAGCTTGTCGCAATGGCGGCCCTAATTGGCGTGCAGCCCAAGTGGATCCAACGCGCTGGCACGGCGCGAGAGCATTTCGACATTGCTCAAAGCAAGCGCGAAATTGCGTTAGCCAATGGCGCCGTTGCAATCACGTTGCGGCAATGCTCCGCCATGTGCGCGCGACGCCGCGTTGAGGGAGCGCTGGGAAGCCCCGAAGACGCCCAGGCGTGGCATAGCCGTTACCTCGCTCAATGCGAGGTGACCCAGTGACCAGCCGAGTCAATGCACTGCGCTACCCGGAAGGGACGAAGACGGTCGGCACCGCGCGCGTGCGCGAGGACCGGACTGTCGGCCGCAGCTTCGCCGAGCGCGAGCTTATGCGTCGCACGGGCAACGCGCCGCACAGCACGTTTGATGAGATCGCCGACGGCGTCGGCGCGCCCGCCATCGCCAACAGCATCGCAGGATCTGCGCGCGCTGCGGCGCAGATCGGCAGCGCGGCGCCGCTCGGGAAAGCGCTCAAGAGCCTCACCGCAACGGCCAAAGCATCGAAGTACCGAAACACGAAATGCGAAAGCGGCGGCATCAAGTTCGACAGCAAGCGCGAGATGGCGCGATGGCATGAGCTTGTGCAGATGCAGGCGCGTGGCGAAATCAGCGAACTGGAATTGCAGGTGCCTTTCATCCTCGCCGAGCCGGTGGTGATCGCGGGACGCAAGCGCCCGGCGCTGCGTTACGTCGCGGACTTCGTCTATGAGCAGGGTGGCGTGACCGTCGTCGAAGACGTGAAGGGACGCGTGACCGAGGGATACCGCATCAAGCGTCATTTGATGGCCGCGCGCGGCATCGCAATCAAGGAGGTGAAGTGATGGGCAAGCGCTGGTCACCCGAAGAGAAAGCCATCTTGAAGAAGATATGGCGCTCGCCGCGTCTGCTGAAGACACAGATGGATCTGTTGCCGGGCCGTACTTACGACACCGCGATTCAACATGCAACCAAGGTTCTGAAGCTCGGGCCGAAATGCCCGCCGGCATCGCAAGTGTTCCGTCTCACCGATGCGCTCATGGCTGACAAGAAAGTGCGCCCGATACGCGAGATAGCTGACCTGACAGGCAGGAGCGTGCATCAGATTCGGATCGTCCTGAATGCGGCGGTCGAGCGCGGCGAATACCGCATCGTGCGCTGGAGTGCGTCGCAGTCGGGCGGCGAGCTGCAGGCGTTCTACAAGAAAGGCGGTGGGCGATCACTGCCGCGGCCCGCCCGGCTGACGTCCGCCGAGCGCAGCCGCAGGTTTCGCGAACGGCTTGGCCAGAAGAAATACAAGGCGTGGCGGTCCAGGTATCAGCGGCCGGAACCGAAAGCATTCGAGTTGCCGCGCGATGAGCTGCTGGATGCTCTGTATGGCCGCGGAGCATACGCGCAGGTGGCGGGATGACGGATCAAGAAGAGTTCGACGCGTGGTTCGACCTCCATTATCGGCGCACTGTCGTCCCTCGTCTCGTTGTGGTCGTTGCATTCGATGCATGGCGGTCTAGCCGGGAAGCGCTGATCGCCGCCAGCGGCGCTCCTGTGGAGATCAAGGTCATTGGTGAGGCGAAATCGTGAAGCGCACCGCACCAATGAAGCGCGGCAAGCCACTCGCCCGCACGGGATTCAAGCGCAAAGAGCCGGGCGCATTCAAGGCGCAACTCGACCGCAACACGCAGACGCTGACACGCAGGACGGCAATGAAGACGCGACGCAAGCACGTCACGGTGGCTGAGGGCAAGAGGTTCATCGATGCATGCCGCGGCGAAGAGTGCTATCTCCGCGTACCCGGTGTGTGTTGCTCGATTGGATGGGCGCATGAGTCCGTTGTCGACTGCCATTCGAACCAAAGCCGTCACGGCAAGGCAGGCGCACGCAAGGCCGACAACATCTACACCGTTCCCGGCTGCGCGCCGTGCCACGCGTGGATCGATCAGAACCGCGTCGGCACGCCGAAGCAGGTCAAGTACGACGTCTGGGACCGAGCCTATGAGCGGTGGGAGCCGGTGCGCGCTCGAAAGATGGGACTGGAAATGCAGGAGGCAGCTTGAGATTGGTGGTGAGACTCCGACTGCCGTCGACGTGGCAGGGCAGGCGGTGGAAAGAAGACTACGAAATATTCGAATGCGTCGTGGTGCGGATTCGTGGGCCCGAGAAGACGTTCACGCATGGCAAGCACGGCGCGACATACATCCATGCCGATGTCGATTTACCCGACAAATATCGGACGCCAAAGCTGCTGGACTTGTGGAACCCGGATGGGACCTATCCGGTGGAAGTGATTGTGAACCACAACCGAAGGACGCTGGCGCCGTTTCTCGCCAGTGGTGATCTTGAATGGGACGTGAGGGGGATGGGACTGTGAAGACAACCATACGGGCCGATGGCACTCTGCACGTGACGCCGGAAACGGAGCTTGAGGCGTACGCGCTGAATCAGTGGAGCAAAGCCAACTTCGGCAGCGGTTTCGAAATGCGAATTCCCGAGATCAAGATCTTCGTGGATATGTCGAGCTACGACATTGAGGTGACGCCTCTGCGCTGTCCAGCCGGGGATCGACCGTGAGCGCCCACGCATACATTCAATACGCCGCCGTGCCGCAGCCGCTGATTGACTCCAGCATCCAGCGCGTCGACAGCGCGACGCAGGCCAAGTTGATCTCGATCGACGGATGCCCGCTCACCGGCCAGATCGATGTGCTGAGCGACAACCGAATCCAGATCGAATTCCCGTGGCCGCGCGCTGCCGAGTTGCGCTATGCGCTCGGCGATTGGCTGGTCTATCACGGCATTCCGTACACGGTGGTGCCATGACGGCAGCTAAGACACAGCGCCCGAAGGGCGGAGAGCTCGCGAAATTGGCGGGGCAATGGTCGGACGAGGACGCGTTCCAGGAATGGGTGGAGACGATCCAAGCCAACCCGTGCCACGACGCGGCGGGCGCAGCAGCATTCATCCGTGCCGTATGCGGTATCGAAAGCCGCGCGATGCTGGACCACGACGCCGCGGCGCGCGCCAAGTTCAACGAGCACATCCGCAAGCCTTACGCGCGATACCGCGCATCGGTGGGATGCATATGAGGGCCTATTGGCGCGACGCGCGCGATCCTGCGATCGTGCTCGAAGAAAAGCAGAGTCGGACCTGCCTAGGTTGCGCGCGACTGGAGTGCAGTCGGTGGGCGGGAACACGCAAATATGTGTGCAGCATCGGTGTCCAGAAAGCTTCGACGGACATCTACGAAATGAAGCGGTGCAAGAAATATTCTGACGGGGAAACCATGACACTCGATCAAAGCGAACAAATCGAAGAACTGCTGTTGACCTGGTATCGCTGGCAGATCCGACAATCGCATGCAGAGACGCTTGCGCACTTCTACCGTCCCGAAGACCGGACTTGCCGCGGGTACGTTACGCCGTGCAGCCTAGACGAAGACGATGAGGCCGCCTATCAGTGGGCCGATGACCGCCAATCCGAGCAGGTGCAGCTTTGCGTGGACATGTTGCCGGTTGAACAGCGTGCTGCGGTCTCCACGAGCATGCGCAATAAGGAGAGCGGCCGGGTGGTGTGGAGCAGTGGCCGCGTTGGTGACCAGCACGCAACCTATCAGGCGGCAAAGCATCGGTTGTTTCCTATGCTTCTATCTCGTCATCTGATCAAGACGGCAGAACTGGATAGGGAAAACACTAGCCGGACGTAAGGCTAAAGAATGAACAGAAAGCGGCCGTAAATGCTGCTATGAAAAAGAATCTAATGATCTGGGGGCTTGTCTTGTCACTCACCGGTTGCGCTAGCTGGTGTAATAACAGCGAGGACAAGGAGAGGTGCATGAAGCGCGTGCATGTCGCTCAAGCTGTCGGGGCTGCTGCGTTGGTCGTCACCGCCGTGGTCATCGCTGCTAAGGCCGGAGGTGGAGGAGGCTCTACCGCGCCGGCAAGCGACAGCCCATATCCGGGGAACTGTCAATACGATTGGCAGGTCGCGGCCGATGGGTCACGTTGCGGCGCGCGCTCGGCGCAGTCAAGACCGGGCGGATATTGATTCACCATTGTCCCCAGCATAAATCGCCACCAAAAGAACATGACGTCAGATCCATTCTTGAAAGACCTCCCAGACGAGGCGAGAGCGACAGTCGCACAAAAGATAAGCACCGCGAGCGACGCCTTCACAGAAGGGGTAGTGAATTGGGGGTTCGAGGTCATTAAACACTTGGCAATATTCAATGGTGGTGGCCTAGCCGGAGCCGCCGCGCTAGCACAGGCTTACAACACAGATGCCGTGGTACATAGACTCACGCTGAACGCCATTCATCTCTTTGTCGCAGGGTTGATACTGGCTCTCATCACGATGGTCGTTTGTTGGATCGCCGGCTTCTTTTACAACTTCTTTTTCATTAGAAAATGCATGGCGGTGCTGTTGAGCGCTGCGCCACTTTCCACACTGAAGTTGTCATGGGGCATCTGGGTTGCATCGGGTGCTGTGTGGCTATTGGCGGCCGCGTCTGTAACGCTTTTTCTAATGGGCGCATTCAAGGTGGTGGCAATAGCGTAGGGAGCCATCAAATTTGTATTGCCTCTACAAAATTTTTGGCGTAAAGTCTCTCTCCGGAAAGATGCGTCCAGAAAAGCCCGCTAGTCGAAAGACGGCGGGCTTTTTGCATTGCGCCTTGAGATTGACGCCGCAACGCGTAGGCAGGCTACGCAGAGCACAGCCGGGCGACGTCAATCTGAAGGCGAAGTAATCGGTCGCGCGCCGCGATCGCGGGCCACTGCGCCATGCGGGCCGAGCGCGTTAGCCTTCAACATGTCTCCTCCAACGACCTTCGTCGATGGATTCGCCCGGCTTCACGTCGGGCATTTTTATTTCCGGTGCATGAATGGCACGTCCACCCAGAAAGATCGATGCCGACGGGTTGATCGGCGAGATCGCGCTTATGCGTTCGTCGATCTGGCAAAACGGAAAGCGCAAGGTGGCAGCAATCATCACTGAAGCCACAACGGACGCAGCACTGTTACCTGAGAATGCGATTGCGCTCGTGTCGCTGACCGCCTTCGCGCCGGGCGCTCCATCGCGTCTGATGGTGGACGTGCCGCTTTTCCGAAGCGATCAAGGCGATAGCGTGTTGCCGTCTGCATCGCTTAAGGCACCCATCTGACATGCTCAAACTCGATGTTCGCGCTGACGTGAAAGGCGTCACTGCTAGCTTGCAGCGGTACGTCGGCGAGCAGCAGAAAGCGGTTGTACGCGCACTCAATAAGACTGCGACACAGGCCCGCACGGCTGCCTCGCAGGAAGTGCGCAGCGCTGGCTACAACATCAAGTCGAGTGCCATCAAAAGCTCGTTCGCCATACAGAAGGCATCGCGCGGCAAGTTGGTCGCTGTCCTAAAGGCAACTGGCCGACCCGTTGCGCTGATCAACTACGGCGCACGCGATGGCAAGAACGGCGTAAGCGTGCAAGTGAAAGCCGGTCGCAGCGTGCTGCGTCACGCGTTCATTGCGACTATGCCCAACGGTCATCGCGGTGTGTTCGAGCGAACCGGCAAGCAGCATAAGAAGGTCAAGCGGAACGGAAAGGTCGTCAGATCAGGGCTGCCAATCAAAGAGCTATTTGGTCCGTCGATTCCGCAGTCGCTCGCGAACGATGCCGTTCAGAAGGCGCTGATGGCGAAGATCAGGCAGAAGTTCCCGCAAATCCTAAAGCACGAGTTGGCCTTCGTGGCATCGAAGGGCTGACGGCCGCGCCGCGCCGGTGGCACCAAAAATGTGCGAGGGTCCCTCCCGGAGGGTTCCAGCAGGGCGGGAGCGAAGACTCGCGAAAATCCACCAGCGCTGAGTTTTGAAATTTGGGTAACAGGTAACAGATCCCGCGATGAATCAGAGCGAGTTCGCCACACTGCACGGCGTCAGTCGCAAGACAGTCACAAAGTGGAAGGAGCGCGGCTGGCTTGTGTTTGCGGGCGATGCAATCGACGTCAAAGCGTCGAACGCGAACCTGACACGATACC